GTTACGCTATCGCACCTCTTTGGCAAATTGTGAGCGTACCCACATGTGCCACCGGGGGGTTCTTTTACTGTGAACCTTTTCGGCTGTTGCATTTGCGGCATAACACTTGCAAGTTGCTTGGAATTGTCAAACCATTTTGTGACAAAGGTTTTATGTGATCAAGAGTCAAGTCTTTGGTTGAATGACAGATAGTGCAGAAAGGTTGTTGCGCTCGCATTGTGCGCGATAGCTCGTGCCACTTGCTGTCATATCCACGATCTGCACGCTTTGGTCTTTTGCGTTCTTGTATTCTTTTGCAAGCATCACATCGTGAAGCGCGAACGATAACTCCACAACCATTGCAAGGTCTAGGCAATACCATCGGTCTTGATCAGATACTCGATTGCCATTGATAACTTTGTTGTGTCATCGCCATAGTAACCAAGACCAACATTGCATCGTGTGCATAAGAGTCCACGAATCTTGTGTGTCTGATGGTTGTGGTCAACTACTAGACCGCGCTCTGTCTCTGATGTGTGTATGCCACAGATGGCGCATGAATTGTTTTGTGCTTGAAGCAATGAATCATATTGTTGATCTGTAATGTTTGTGATGTTGCGATGAATCACTCTGCATTGTTTGCAGATGTCGTATCGCCCATTTGCTGTGCGCTTATCGTTATGAAATGAGTCAAGAGGTAAATCTAATTTGCAACGCCGACATTTGGATGTCGTGTCACTCATCTTCCTCATCATCATCATCATCGTCTGAAGTATCCAATCCAAGTGCAGCAAGGCGATCCTCAGTCGGCAATGACAGGTATGACTGAAGGGTTGCTTGAACTGCTCGGTTCAATAGAGATTCAATTGCATCGAATGAGAGAGATTGATCTGTCATCAACTCAGTTGCGACATCGCCAATGTTTATGATGATCTTCAGCATTCTAGTGTTCCAAATACTGATGCAGGGATAGCAAAACCTGATAGCGAAAGCGTAGCATAATCAATTGCCAACTTTGTCAAATCAATCATATTTGCACCACTTTCAAAATATCCCCGAAGTTGTAAAGGCTTCCACGCTTTTCGATGTCATTGCGTTTCACAATCCTGTAAATCTCTCTCTGACTTATCTTGAGCCACAAACTGATTGCCTCAACATCAAGAAAGAACTTTCGATTCGGATTGCTCATTGCCAACTTCACCAATCGAGCTACTGTCCACGATTGCTTACACCCGAAGCAAGAGACCTCATCAGATAAGTTCTCAACATCTATGACAACAAATCGTTTGCAATCATCAGTAGGACAAGGAATGCGCCGGGCTTGTTCAGAGAACTTCTTTGCTGCTGCTCTGCCTTTGGCGTGGAGACCATAGACATCTGATGCAAAGTCTACCGCCCACGGTTGCAACAATGTGTAGTCCAAGTGAGCCAGGTGGAACGAGCAGGTGGCATCCACCTCTGCCTCGATGCTTGGCTCTTTGTCTATGTAGGCAGGTGGTGTCAGCCCACGCCCGATCCGAATGGGCACCTCATAGCCATGCAGGATGTGGAGCAGGTCAGTTGCCATTGAGAAGTCCAATGCATTGACATTGATGCCGATGCTTCTCTCAGAGCTAACCGCGCCCGATCCTGTCCGAGCAGGTGCCAGGTGATTACCTGCCTCATACTGCAATGCAGGAAGTTCGACAAGGCACGCCTTGACCTTCAACTCACAGGTAAGGCACGCGCCTTCATTCTTGGTTGCTTTGTCGCAGATGGTGCAGTTCATTCCAACTCCTTCTCAATAGCCTGAATGGTTGGGCAGGGATAAGTCCATGAATGGCATTCCTTGCAGCCATAAGCCCAAGAGCCATTTGGTAATGTAATTTCTTGAGGTGGGTGCAATTCCACTACTGCACGAAGGGCATCCTTCATGAAGATAGCATCATTGTTGGTCATGGGTTTTATCATCGCCATCAATTCATCGTGTGTCATTTGATCTCTTTCCTATAGCCGCATTTGGTACATCGGACAATCCAAAAACTCTGTTGTGGGTCTATCACTCGCCATAGGAAGTTTCGGCACAATAGGTGTCGCAGTCGTTTCATCAGAAAGGAACTCCTTCGTACTCTTTGGATGGCTTTGGCTTTCCCCAATAGGCAGGTGCCATGTCAGGGGTCTCAAACAGGTGCATGGTTGAACAGAGGTGGGTGGCAAGGGTGACGGCGTTGGGATGGGTTCCCATCTTGATCCGGCTTGAGGTTCTCCTGACTGCCTCAAAGGAGACAACAGTTTTGTGGCACTCATAGGTTCTTGCACCCTGCAAAATCTTCACGATCTCTTCGGCAACATTGAGTCGAGCCGTATCAAGTTTGGTATCAAATCCACCCGATGATAAACCGCGCCAAATAAGTTTTCCACAGGCTCGACAGTTTATTGGTTCAAAGTTGAAATTCATAGAGATTCACCGCGCCCAAGCGTGCCACCGAACCGCGCCCCACGCCCCTCTAAAGAGGGGGCGTGTCGGCGCGGTTGTCGGCAGTATGCCGAGAAATTAGCGGATCGGTTCGGCGCGGTTCGGCGCGGTTGCATACTCAAGAGTTATCCACAGGCAAAGTCTCCAAAGGTCGCACATCATTGACCACATATGACTTCAAATGCTTGAACAATTTTTTCTGCCCATCCTCTCTCATCAGTAGGTGATGGCTCATCACAAGGGATGTGAGTGCCGTTGAAATCTCGGTGTTGCCGATCTTGTGACCCTCTTTGCGAATCTTCTCTCTGATCTCATTCAGACCCATCTCATAACCATGTGCTTCCATAAAAGCTGAGACCAACTCAATCCGTGACTCAGACGATGGGATGGCAACGGTGCCACCTGAGATTGAGACAGAGATGGAGTCATCCTTGCCGTTTCGGATATTGGCGATGCCAAGTGTCTTTGCATCAGGGCACAGGGCACGGACAAAGCCGGGCCGATCCTTCGTCACCTTCAAGTCAAGGCAACCGTCAATGCCTCTGCCAAATGGCATTGACACATCACAGGCAATCGCCACCCCATCAATATCTGCTCTCTTGGCTTGAGCGCCGATGGCATAGTTTCCTCGATTGTCTTTACTCTTGGTCACATGGTCAATGGTCAAGATACCTGCGCCAAATATCTTCAGCGGCTTCAAGACTTTGAGTGAAAAGGTCGTGGCATCCTTATTCTTTTCCAAGTCCAACCCAAGCAGGTTCATCGCAGCGTTGACACCATCCACGACAATGAGAGTGGGCAGGTACTTGCCAATCTCTGTTTTCATGATCTCTCCGATGCCATCACCGAGAGGTTCATCAGGGTTGGCATACTTGAACGACTTGAGGTTGTCCATGTTGCATTGAAGTGTTTTAAGGCGGTTGAAGATGCCTCGTGCAGAGTCCTCGAAGTCAATATAGAAAACACAGTTGCCTTTGGCTAACTCTTGGCGCACAGCCTCAAGTGCCACCCAAGTCTTGCCTGACTCAGACTCACCAAAGAGTGCGTTGACCTTTCCTGCATACAAGATGTTATTGCCATCCTCACGGCGAAGCATTGAGGGCGGCAGTTCCTCATCAAAGTCCTCATTCCAAATCTCACGCGGAATCCAAGAACTTGTGGTGACTTCCTCATTCTCATCATGGAGCTGAACCATTGAGGGTGCGTGGATTTCAAGACCTGTCCAATCGGTCTTTAACTCGTTACTTGCTCCGTATCCTTGCGAGCGCAGGGTTTTGGCTGCTTGTTTGAAATCTCCGTTGTGTTCAATCTTGGCGTAGGCGGCGAACTTGGAGTATGAAGATTCTGCATCAAAGATGGTTGATGTGGAGAACACATACAGTTTGCCGTTGCCATTGAAGTTTGTGGTGGCAGATATACCTTCATTCTTGCCCGGTCTGCGCCAAGTGATTGAATCACCCTTTGAATACACCTTTGTCCACCCTAAAGGCTCAAGGATGCTTTCCCAGGTGACTTTGGCGTTGTAATCATCGCCCGGTGTCAGGATGCCATCGGTGCGAGTGATGACATCCTCTGCCACAGCTTCAACCCGTGGGATTTCATGGAACATTGCAAAGATTGAGTGAAGGGCATCGCGCTCTTCCATTGTGATCGTTGGGATTGTCTCAATGGAACCGCCGATGAGTGTCCAATTGCCACCGTTGGGGTGGGTCTTGCCACCTGACGGCGCGGTGATGGAAAAGCCACCTGTTCCGCGTGTCTCGGCAAGGACACCCCCATCTTCACCTGCTTTTCGAGCAAGTACGGTGTTTCCTGGCACTTGACCGTCAGAAATCCGATAGAGCCAATGCAACCCACCCGATGGTGTCATCTCAAGATAACCATTGTTCAAACGATTCCATAGATCACCAAGTCGTGAGTTCTTTGCAATCTCGCCAATCTCAATGTGCATCTTTTGAGCTACGGCGCGACCTTCCAACTCCAACATCTCAAGGTTGGAAATGTTGCCCGTGACAACGCCGATTCCGTCAACGCCATCTTTGAACCACATCAACAACTCATCTGTTGTCGGCATCTCTGTCTCAAACCGCTTCCATGCAAAAGATGGGCGCTTGGAACCGTCATTGGCGGTTGGGATAACGGCAATGCCTTGTGCCAAGAAGCGCAAGGCGATTGGAAGCAAATTAGTCACTTACTTCCCCAACCGTCACCTTTGAAGATTGCACCACCAAGAGAATACTTGCGTTGCATCAACTTCTTCTTGCAACCTTCACAGATGATTCGCTTTTCATCATCCATTTCAAAAAATACTTCAGCGATGTGTCCACAATCGCAGGTGAATTCATAGAATGGCATTACTTTCCCCTTCTGCCCCAACTTACCAAGTTCCAAGCACGCTCATGTGCGTAATAAATAAAAATCTTGATTACTGTTTCCCAAAAAGCAATCAAAACTGCCAAAGTTCCCTCGCCTGTAATTACAAAAACAACAGCCCATGAAGAAAGCGTTCCAAAAATGCGATAGGACAATGCCTTGACAAATGAGCGACTTTTACTGACTTTCATCTTGTTCTTGTCTCAATAAAAGTTGAACCTCTTTGTCGGCAATGTTGTTGATAAAAAAGAAATCAAATACCCATTTCTTTACGCTTTTGAGTAGCACTAACAGCTTCAATTTCATCCCCCAACTTTACTTGTTCAATCTTGTATCCAACATCTCGACCATAAACAATGTTGGTGATGTTAGGAAGTCGCAAAACCATTGCATCAACCATCACATCATCTTTGGCAATGTATTCTTTTACCTGATCAAATTGAAGCGGGTCTTTTTCACTTGTCTTGTATGTATTGCGAACACCCAAAAGGACTTGATCTGTTCTCTTGCACGCCTCATTGTAAAGAGCATGATGACCTTCATGCCAGGGTTGGTATCTTCCAAGCATCAAAGTTGTTGGAGCAGACCAATCATGAAGATTGAACTTGGCAATGATGAAGGAAGCCTTTTCATTTGCATCAAGGTCGTGATTGACAAAACAAACATCTGCATTCTCAGGACTATCAAAAATTCTGTTGGTATCTTCAAACCTGCTTTGTGAAATCGTGTCCATAAACACCAAAATGTCAGGCTTGCCAAAAGCTGCGCGAGTCACATCAGTTGGGCAAACAAAATCTGCAATGACTGATGCAACCCCTTGCTTTGCAATGAGCCTTGACATTTCACCCATTCGTCTTGCCTGTTCAATTCTATCTTCAAGGCTAAACCCCAAATCAGAATTGACAGTTGCTCGGACTTCATCTGCATTGAGATGAATGGCATTTATTCTTTCTTTGAGTGCTTTTGCCAATTCCGTTTTGCCCGATCCAGGCAATCCGATTATTTGAATGATCATCTACTTGTTCCCCCGTTCGTTGTAATTATTGCGTGAGGTGGTGAGAGTCGAACTCACCTGCGCCCTTCCCCAAAAGCGCAAATCCCATCCCTCGTTCCCGTGGCATAAGGAAAGGCAAAAGCCACAGGAAGTTTCTTATACTGCCTTTGCTCCTAGTTGTGAAAGCAATGCTTGCACTTCAGGTGGCAGGTTGTTTGTGTCAATTGGCGCGGCAGGTGCGCTCGCCGTGGCAGGTGCATTCGCATTGCCACCGCCGATGTATGCATTTGCCTTTGCCAAGTCATCAGGATTGCCTGTGGCATCAATGAGAATCCATGGTGCCGATTTTCCGGCTTTTGCCGAACCTTGTCCGATTCGTGCCAAAACTTTCTGATTGATCTTATTCTTGAGTGCATTCTTCAATGCGATATTAAAGAACAAGATATTGTTGTGTGTTTCGTTGCCATCTAAATCAACAATGTTGACCTCGACTGCATCTGTGACCCCATGAACCGTTGTGATTTCTCGCTTGTGTTCAGTCGGTGTGATGATAAGCAGCTTTCCTGCCAAGTCTGCGACCTTGACTGAATCACCGCCACCTTGCGTTGGTGCTGTGAACATTACTGTTCCCCCTCTTCGTTGTTGTTGTTGTCTAACTCTTGCGGTGAATTACTTTCCACCCATTCTTTGACACCATCTGAAAGTGCCTTTGTCGGTATGAGACCGCAACTGCATGAATTACATTCACACATCGGTGTCTCCGTTGCACGCCTTACTTAAATCTTTACTGTAAGGCAAAAAATATGGGCAATAGTTACAGAGGCGATCACTCTTTGCCGGAATAAGTGACCACATTGCAGGATTTGCTTCAACATCAACTGTTGAAAGCAGTCCATAAAGACTATCAATGCGAGCAAGTGCATCGAGTGCGACCTGCTCATCATATTCATACATCTCCATATGCATCTCATCGAGTGACCCCGATGTTGGCAGATACACAAGTGCCACATGGTTGACGGCAACGCCTTGTTGCGCCTTGCCGTAACCATAAAGCTGAGTCTGAATGATCTGTTGTTTGCTCGCGCCTTCTTTTCTGCGTGTTTCAATTTGCTTTGCAGATGTGGTTTTCCAATCCATCACAATGCCTCGGTTGACATCAAATAAGTCAATCGTGCCTGATAGACCTGAACGAATGGTCACTCGTTGCTCCACTTCATAGCCATCGAGTTTGCCAAAGACCTCTGCCAAGTAAGCATGAATTGCCGTGCCAACCTGGGCTGCCCACGATCCATTGCCACCCTCATTGATCTTTTCCCAATCAAGGAGTTTGTATGCAAGACGGCGTGAGCATTCGTGCCCGATTTCTGATGGGCCGATGGCAATTTGCTTTGACCGTGGAGACCATTGACCTGCCTTGACGATAATCGCGGCAAGTTCATCGGCAATCACCTTTGACGGCTTATGTGGAGCAACAAAGGTCATTTAGTCCTCATCCTCGTCATCTTCATATGGTGTGAAAGGTGGTTCATCAAGAAGTGGTGCAATGGGCGTGATAATGCTCATCACTCACCACTCTCGACAATTGTGAACCTGCGTGAAGTTGTTGGAACTTCTAAAAGCTGAATGACTTGATCAGGCAGGATTTCTCGTGCCTTCTTGACATCAATCCGCTTGGATTCGACAAATGACCAACGGACAACTTCATTTCCGTTATACATTGCCACCTCTGCCGTACCCATTGCACTTTCCAAGTGCGAACGAGCAATGTCGGCAACTTCTTGCCATTCTTTGATGCGACTCAATGCATCTGTGTATTGCTTGAGCCATGAAGCGATGTCATCGTCAAAGACAACACGCTGATGTTCGATTTCAATGGTCACTTAAATTCCCCCGAATCTTTGTTAGTACCAATTGAATTTTTGGAAGTGAGACCACGCGATGCATGGATTCACATGCCGCCTGTGGATGTAGGCGAGCGTGGCCACAAGTTGTGACACACGAGACTCAGAATGTTCCATTCCGAGGTTGCGATAGGTTGAGGACAACAATTGGCCGATGCCTTGTGCTGAACTCGTTGGATTTTTTGCATCTTTCCAAGCTGATTCTTTTCCAATCAACTGAGAAAAACATTTGTATTGCTTAGTTGTAAGCAAATCACGAGCCACTTCCTTCGGATTAACCTGGGCAAGCGGTGGTCGCTCTGTATAAATAATTGAAGCAGGTACGGCAACTTGAGGCGCAAATGCAGCATTGACAACAACTGATGTCAAACCGCTAACGCTGATCATGATTGCAATCCCCCTGATGAGTTTCTTGTTTTGAGTTGTGATTGGAGTTCTCCCTCTGATTTCACCCCTGCCTTGCGTAAAACCTGTCCAACATAGGAAAGGTCAACATTCACGGCAACTGAGATTTCTTTTGGTGTTCTTCCTTGCAAATGAAGTCTGCGAATGGTTTCGGCGTTATTTTTGCCGAACTTCCTGCGCCTTCTTTGAACATAAACTCCACGCTCCTTCGGTGTCGTTCCTGCCCAAATCCCGAATGGGATGTTTTCTGCAAGTGCGTATTCCAAGCACTCCTTTCGTTCTATACAACCTTCGCAAATACTGCGAGCGATTGGGAGACTGTTTGCCTCTTCGACCTTTCCTTCAGGAAAGAAAATGTCGGGGTTTTCGATGTCACGGCATTTTGCCTGTAACAACAAAGGTAAAGTTGGGAAGAAGTATGTGAAATTCAATCCCTGGTTCCAAGCCATTGTTCTAAATCCTGAACGACCCATGACTTTTCAATGCCGGCATTTCGGCGCTTTATTATGACATAAGCAGGTGGAGTTTGTTTCAATCCACGAGCTACAGCATAATTCTTTGCTTCTGTGATGGCTTCATCCCAAAAGGCAGGAAGTGTGATCGCCTTGCGGTTTTTCAACTCAAAGATATAAGTCTTATTTGCAACGACACAAACAATGTCACCTTCATCTTTGCTTCCTGCCTTTGTTAGTCGCTCGGCGCTGACCCCGCGATCTCTAAGCCACTTCATTACTGAAGTTTCAAAGAGTGCGCCCTTGCGACCATTGGGATTTGCCAACTTACTTCACCAACTCCAATTTTGTCGTGAGAGGCTGCGAGCGCATGGCGCGTGCATACTTCACGGCGGTGATGAGTTGTTCAGCCAAAGTAAGTGCCTCGCTTTCGCTAATGCTTGCGAGTTTGATGGCTAGATCAGGAACGGCTGACCTCGCCTTATCCATCATCCGTGCTGCATCCGATGACTTCAAATCTGTGATCATGAGGTTTTCAATGGCTTCCAAATCTGCCATTGGAACTGCTGCCAGGACATCCTCGACCAAATCAAGAGCTGCATCGCGCTCTTCAAGATAAATTGCCACATCCCCATTCAGGGAGTTGTGAACTGAAAATAAAGGGTCGCGGTTGATCAATAGCCCCACCCGCCCTCTGAGTGTGTAATCTGTGCGGTGAACCTGTCCTCAAGGACTAGAAGCCCCCACACAAGCCCTGTGACGGCGATTGCGCCCACTAATAGCATCCAAGCCATGATTTATCCCCTTTCCTTTGAGATGGCTTAATGGTCGCATGAGACTTATCCACAGGGCAATAAGACTCGCCAAAACTCCTTTGTGTCGTGTATTGACATTCGTATGGATGAGCGTAAAGTTCTTCTTGTAGGGGGAACGGCTCCCACAGATCGGAGTTCAAAATGCAGTTTGTAAAAGTAGCTTCAAACAATTACATCACTCTTGATGAAAAGTATTCAGTTCGCAACATTGTTGGTGCAGGTTGGATTGTTGTTCAAAAAAATGAAGGTGAAAAGTATTACAGCCTTCAAATTGTTGAACAATCTTTCAAAAATGCTTTTGATGCAATGGCTGCACTCCGCACGAAGGTCGGTGCATAATGATTACAAAGCGCGGAAAGCAAGTTAGAGCAATCGGTATTGTGTTTTTGGTTTATGTGCTTTTCCACATATCTGCAAATCTGTGGTGGGTTGGTATTGATTCACCGAATGCAGAGTTTCTCGGTTGGTGTTGGGGTTCAATGAGCGAATGTGTGGTGTTGTAAATGGTAGGCAAGAAAGTCAGATCAGTTCGCGTGAGTGACCAACTATGGGCACGGGCGATGGCAAAGGCAAAGTCAGAAGGCAAGTCTGTTTCTGAAGTCATTGTTGATTTCTTGAAGGAGTACATCAAATGACAAAAGCCGACACCGCCATTGCCTTTGCCGAAAAGGGTTGGCACATCCTGCCTGTTGCCCCTTATCAAAAGACACCCTTCTTTCCCATTGCAAAGAATGGGTACAAATCTGCAACAACTGACATTGCAGAGATCGAGAAATGGTTCACTCGCGCTCCGATGCTCAACATTGGCATTGCATGTGCGCCTTCATCATTGGTTGTCTTTGACATTGACTTCCGCAATGGCGGAACCACCGATGGTCTCAACCTTGACACATTCACAGTCGCAACAGGCGATGGCTTGCATCTGTATTACACCGCCCCTGCCGATGCTAAATTCAAGGGCAAACTTCGTGAAGGCGTTGACATCAAGCACAATGGATATGTTGTGGGTGCAGGGTCATTGCACGAGTCAGGCAAGTTCTATCAAGTAGTCAAAGACATTCAACCTGCACCGATGATGGAGTGGGTATGAGTTGGATGAATGTTCTTGCAGTTCCCATTGTGGCACTCATTGCAATGGGTCGTGGAAGAAGATTTGCGATGTGGTCAATCTCTGCCTTTTTCTTTGGCTTTTGGGTATTGATACCGCTTCTTTTACTGCCCAAGCGATCAAAAGCTGAAGTTGAAGTTCCAAAAATCTTCATCGCACTTGCAATCAATCATCACATCAAGAAGGAACTGAAAGGAATCAAATACCCATCAGACATTCTGTGAAAATGACAAAGAAATCCCCTTCACCATGACCGACCAATGGTGAAGGGGATTTCTTTATGAGGCAAGTGCGCGAGCAATGCCTTCTTCGAGGGAGATTTTTGGTTCATAAACTGCCAACATCCGAGATGGATCGCCCACTCGGTATTCAACACCCACAGGTGCATCAAGATTGGTCTTTATAGGTGCAAGATAACCTGCTTGCAACATCACCATCTCTGCCAACTCAATGAATGAGGTTGGTCTGCCTGAACAGATGTTCATGGTGGAAACATTGTTGGTCACGGCTGCAAAGGTTGCCTGAACCACATCATCAATGTGAACAAAATCGCGAACCTGAGTTCCTGCGCCCCACACTTCAAATGGGTCTGCCTTGCGCTTTGCTCGTTCAATAAAGGATGGGAATGGGTAGTCAAGTGCTTGATCTGAACCGTATCCGCTAAATGGTCGAAGAACACTTACTCGCAAACCTTCAGCTCTTGCATAAGAGGCGAGCATTTCACCCGATAACTTTGCCCAACCATAGGTGAAGTCAGGTGTTCGGATGTGTTCAAGATTGATGTCAATTTCACGCAGTTTTTGTTGGTAGGCAAGTTTCTGCAAGAAGATTGGATATGCAGCAGATGAGGAGAAATAGACAATGTGCTTCGGGCGAGTACGGAGTGCCCATTGGAACATGTCTGCATCAATGGCAAGGTCAGAGGCAACTGACAATGGGTTTCCCTCAATGGTCATTCGCCCACCGACAATTGCCGCGAGATGAATCACCACATCAAACTGAGTCGAATCTGTTGCAAAGAAGTGTCGAACCTCTTTGCCATTGACCAAATCAATGCCTGTAATCTCGTGATTCTTGCCATCAAGTGCGCGGTGAAAAGCACGCCCGACAAATCCTGCATCACCTGTGATAAGAATTTTCATTCCATCTCCCATTCATATTCGTATCTATCAGCACCCGTCAACAAGACAGACTTTTGTTGATCCACAGCAAAGATGAACTTATCATTCTCATCAAGGGCTGCGCCAATGTGACTGATGGGGTTGGCAGGGTCGAGCAGGTAAGGCTTGCGAACTGACTTGCCCTCAACTTGGGTGTCATAGAACTCGTCATGGACAAAGCAGGAAAATTGGATTCTTGGGTAAATCATATTTCGCAAGAAGTCTTGATCTTGGGTGTAATAGTCTGAAATCTCAACCGACTCAATCAGGGCACGGATGTCCTTAAATAAGGCGCACCGAACTGTGAACATACCTGCATTGATGGGGTAATTGTGACCCGTTGGGTGGTCTTTCATGATGTGAGCATCAAGACCTGACTCAAGGAACTGCTCGTGGGCGTTCAACTCACGCAAAGACAGGCGAGCATCGGCATCGCGGAAGGCAACGATGTCGTAATCTAGCTCACAAGCAAGAAAGCGCCACAACTTGGCGGTGTGATCTTCGGGTGCATCTGTTTGAATGATTCGCACATTGCTGAACAGATTCAAGGTTGAAATCACCCAGGGTGGAACCGATGCCCCTACGAAAAAGACCAACTCGTATTCATCATCCAAAATCTGTTGGGCGATGATGGCGTTCTTGATTGCACCAACCGAGTACCGCAAATCTGACCCATAAAGTGAGAATGCAATTGCCTGTTTCATCGGCGCAGTTTCTTCAGCAAGACTTCATAGGCTTCGGATTCAATGTAATTCTTGTACGCAAGAGCATCGGCAGAATAAACTTCTTGTGCATTGACTGCCACATACCCTTCATCCCACGCTGCCTTTCCTGCCACGGGATGCATATGCTCAACAATGACATCATCAAGATAATGCAGAGAGCCTAAATCCTCGCCCAATTTCTTCCAAAAGTTGTCAAGGTAGAGATGCTTCATATTCGGCGGCACCATTCCTTGAAGGGCGCTGACAATATCTGATGTCATCGCAACCATCGTTGGAAGGCGCTTGCCTTGAAGTAGATCATTGCCGTAGGCAAGTGACGGTGCCTGTTGCAACGCCTCGATCAGTTTTGCATCCCAATCGGCGGTGCGTGGGCGGTGGTCATCGCCCAAGAAGGCGAAATACTTGTATTTGTCGGCATATTTGTGCGCCACATAATTGAGTGGCTTTGCCATACCGCGTGACTCATTATTGCAGGTGATTACATAGTCATCGCCTAATTCAAAGACATATTCATCACCCTTGGGATCGTCATAATCAACAATAAAAAGCAACTGTGATGCAGATGACAGGTCATCGTGAGCAGCAAGTAATTCAACGGCATTTTGTGGTCTGCCACGGGTTGGAACAAGTGTGATCATTTCCATTGTGATTCAATCTCCCCTGCTATTGCGGCATATGCTGCCAAGTCTACAAATGAATCCTCGTGGTCAGGTGTCTCAATCAATCGAGCTATTTTGACAAGGCATAAACACAAAGCGACCTGTGAAGGTGTTATCTCGGTTTCAAGATACACACTCCACAGGTCGGCGATGCGCTTGTGATTTACATACGGTGATCCATAGTTTTTTTGACGATCAGTATGTGTGAGGCGCTTGGCCTCATCTAAGATTTCCCCCCGGTTCATTTTTTACTTGCTACCTTTGCCAAATTCTGTTGCCTTTGGATCAAGTGCCTTCATTACAGGGCCGGCAACTGCTGCCACACCTGCAAAAAGGTAGTTCTTCAAAGGCTGATTTGGGTTTGCAAGATAGAGAGCTAAAACTGCCGCTGCACCTGCCCGAAGGTAGGTCATAACAATTGCTTGAATTTTGACTGCATCAAACATCTTTACTCCTTAAAAGTAGGCTTGCCGAATCCAACGATGAACACGGGCAAGGATGGTTGTAATTTCCCACGATTTTTCTTCTTATAGGCGCGAACCTTACGGCATACTTGCCCACCGTTGCGTTGATCGCCCTTCTTATCAGGTGCCGTGTTGCCCTCGATTGTCACGACAGTTCCATCATCTCGAACCTGCAAGACGATGCCAACATGAGAAATCCGGTCAAGATTATCTGATGGGAAATCAAAGAACACGATGTCACCTGGCGCGGGCGTGGCGCTTTCGGCATCTTGCCACTTGCCCTTGGCTTGGAACGCCTCTGCCCCTGACGGGGTAAAGGTGCAGTTGGGAATCTTCACCCCTGCTTGCTTTGCCACCCAATTGACAAAGGCTCCACACCAAGGTTGGTTTGCCTTTTGATAGTGAGTTTGATTATCGGCAGGGCCTTCAATAAAACCCTCTTCGCCACGAGCTACATCAAGAAATGCTTTAAGTTGTGCTGACATTTTGTTCCCCTTGTTTTGGTTTTGACTTCAATCCATTTGCAGAGACAATCCCTGCCAAAGTTCCTGTGAGAAATACCGTCAATGTTGCCACGAGATCAATGAAGGCTGCATCGTTGGGTGCTTGCTTCATTGGTTGCGTTACAAATACAAGCGCCCACAGGAGTGAGAAAACCGATCCTGCAAAGACGATTGCCAAGATGATGCCAATGGAAACAATCAGGCGAGCGTGTAATTCTTCGGGTGTGTATCTGTCACGGCGTTTCATCGAATATCTCCGGAAGTAGGTCAGAGGTGCAGGTTCCTGTGATTTCGCATTGCGGTTTGTTGCATTCGGGTTTTCCCCAATTTTCAAACTCTTGGCATGGGTAGCGAACCCAACCTTGATAACTGCAACCGCTAAGAGTCAGAGCGAGTAAGAAGAATGCGATATATCTCTTCAACTTGTCGCTCCAATCGTGCAACGGAATCTTTCAAACTTGATCCTGAATTTGGCTTCAACTCTGCCAAGTAATGCTTGACCAACCATCGCACCGCTGTTGCAAATGCTCCAACAATGGTGATGAGCGCAACGGCGAGAGCAGCCCAATCTTGTGCCGTCATTGATTGACTTCCAAAACATAAACAACGGCGGTGTTGGCTGGCGTTACCGCCCACACCTCAGCCGTTGCAGGTAGGTGCATCACATCGTGTGCCTTTGTTTCAACAAGGACACCATTTGTGGTGCTGACTGTGTTATCTCCGCCGATGTAGATGTCTCCATGAACATTGTGAATGTGAACTTCACGAATGATGTTGCCTGTTCCAACGATCTTTGTTGGTGAGGTTGTAACCGTCACTTGGGAAGTTCGCATGTTGCTCCTTGATTTGTGGGGGTGTTGGCTGTTAAAATCAAAATATGGATAAAACTTTCTTTTTTATGGCAGGACTCCCACGGTCAGGAAGCACCCTACTTTCTGCAATCTTAAATCAAAATCCTGATATTTATGTCACACCTTCGGCTGACACAAGTTTTTTGATTCTTTCACTTTACAAGACTTCGCAGGTTTCAGAGTCTTATCACGCAGGGTTTGCCCCTGAAGGTTATCAAAACATCATGGCAAAGTTGCCTCATGCCTTCTATGAACACATTGATAAGCCATACATAATTGACAAGAATCGCAATTGGGGAACTGCTGAGAACATAGAGGTTGCAGAACTCTTTGCCGATAAGGTCAAAATCATTTGTCCTGTTAGACCAATTCTTGAAGTCCTTGCATCTTTTGTGCATTTGGCTGATAAAAACCCTGACAACTTCATTGATAAATTTGTTCCCGATTATCCTGTGAGTCAATTCAGGCCACAAAATGATGCTCGTTGTGATGCAATGATGGCTGCCAATCATCATATTGAAAACAACATTTATTCATTGGCATCATCGCTTGATCCAAGACATCAAGGCAAATTTCATTTTGTTGCTTATGCTGACCTAATATCAAAACCTGAAAAAGTCATTCAAGCCATTTATGAATTCCTTGATATACCTGCATTCCAACACAAGTTTGAAAATCTAAGTTGGACTCTAATGCCTAATGAAAGCAAAATTTTTGGCATTCCTAATATGCACAAAATACGGCCCAAGATAGATGCGAGCAAAACTGATACATCTATCCTGTCCGAATATGTACACAAAAAATATGGTCACGCCTTAGATTTTATCTTCCCCAATGGGATCAAAGATTTTGTTTAAGACTGCAACACATTCAAAATTGCTTTTGATTTGATCATTTCCAAGGTTTCTGTCTTGATAGCTTTAGAACACTCATCTGCGTACCAAAGTTTTGACAACAGTTCAACATCGGCGCTTTCAACACCTGCAATGCTGTCGTGCTGATTCTTTGAACCTCGGTGTTCCAATAATCTTTCAGGCCACTCTGTCGGCAAAGTTTGCAAGATGCTTTCATACAGGGCGATATTTGCCTCGTATTGTGCCACTTCAGCAATTCTTGCTTGTAGAGGTGTCACCTGTGTTTGTTCTGTCATTTGTCTTGCTCCTTTTAGTTAGATGAAAGCAACGCCATATCCATTATTTGAAGGCAGCGTTGCCGGGTTTGCATATTTAGTTCCAAAGCCTGATGACCAAGGATAAGCCGTGACAAATGGAGTAGTTCCATGAGCAACCGCGATTGCCTCACCTGAAGGGCTGAAGTTAACACCCCAACCCGTACCTGTCGGCAATGTTGCTGGGTTTGCGTATTTAGTTCCGAAGCCTGATGACCAAGGGTATGCGGTTAGGTAAGGAGAATTTGCGTGTGCAACAGCAATGACATCACCTTGAGGTTTGAATGCGACTCGTTTGCCTTCCCCGGCAGGTATTGTTGCTGGGTTTGCATACTTAGTTCCAAAACCTGATGACCAAGGATATGCGGTGAGATAAGGAGAACTTGCGTGTCCAACAGCAATCGCATTACCCGAAGGACTAAAACTAACACCCCAACCTGTTCCAGCAGGTAGCGTTGCAGGGTTTGCATATTTAGTTCCAAAACCTGATGACCAAGGATATGCGGTGATATTGGGAGAAATATAGTGAGCAACAGCAATTGCATCACCTTGAGGCTTAAATGCTAAATCATAACCGACATTGCCAGGCAGCGTTGCAGGGTTTGCGTATTTAGTTCCAAAACCTGATGACCAAGGATACCCTGCAACATAAGGACTTGTTGCACTAGAAACTGCAATTGCATCACCTTGAGGTCTAAACTTAACACTCCAACCTGTGCCTGTCGGTAATGTTGCTGGGTCTGCATATTTAGTTCCAAAACCTGGTGACCAAGGATATGCGCTCACGGCAGGTGGAGCAGCATGAGCAACAGCAATTGCATCACCTTGAGGCTTAAAAGTGAGGTTCAATCCTGTACCTGTGGGCGCTGTTGCTGGGTTTGCATATTTAGTTCCAAAGCCTGGCAACCAAGGATATGCCGAAACATTAGACCCGCCTGTATGAGAAACTGCTATGTAAGAAACTAAAGCCGCTGCAAAGCTACGATACCCACGCGCAGAGGCGTTTGCCAATGTTGAAATAATTGGTGACATCAATCCCCCTTATGCAAATTTCGTTTGTGTTTCAAGAACTGTATATGTTGGAGTTGCTGCTGTCTTAATAATTGTGAACACATATGAATCAATTGAAGATGCGTTTCCTGCTGTTATCGCTGCCGGTACCTTCGGGGTGACCGCGCTTCCATCAATCTGAATCACATTTGGATAATACGCGGTTGCACCGTTGGTGTTGAGCCATACAAGGGTGATCGCATCGCCGACTGCCAATTTTGAGCTGAGAGTGTTTGAACCGTCATAACGGAAATTCAAGGTGTGGTTTGCGGTGGCATTGGTCGTGTAATACCACACCGATGCAGTTGCAACATCAAAGTTGATTGTGCCTGTTGCAGCACTTGCAACAACATTGACATCTTCTTCAAATCCCTTGATGACCAAATCTGACTGTGAAGATGCGATGGAAAGTGTCACGGTGCCTGATGTTCCGCCACCTGACAAACCTGTTCCTGCCGTTACTCCTTCAATATCTCCTGCGCCAATTGCGCCCCATGATGATCCGTCATACTTCTCAACTGCGTTTGTGTCTTGAAGATATGAAAGCATTCCTTCAGCAAGCACGCCTGACAGGGCTGTTGTTCGAGCTGCTGAGTTTGCAAACACCATCACGCTCTGTTGCATCAAATAAGTATTCACCTGTGCGGCTGTTAGAACATCGCCTGTGTTGAATAACTTGTATCCTGATCCTGCCATTGTTGCTCCTTAATCAGTAGGAAAGCACAGAGTTTGCGCCATCCAAAGTTCCTTGTGTTGCCGAGTCCAAGATGAATGCCTGAATTATAGGCTCCGCTGTGAACAATTTTGTTCCCCAAGTATTGGTTGTGATGTCATGTTGAATGCCCTGAACGAATAGTTCAAGGGTAACACTTCCCGCACCGGGAGTGGATTTTGTAATGTCCACCAAGTCAAAGATGTCTAAACTTAACCCTGCAACGATTCGGGCGGTTTCGGCATCATCTGCCAAGTTCAGCCCAATAGAGTCAATGCGGAAAACTGCATCTTTGCGTGATTGAAGAATCATCGTTGCCTGATCTAAAGACTCTGCATCTGTCTCAATCAACAAACCTTCACGCTTTCCTGAGTGAATGAAGAATGTCTCAATGCTGCTTGTATCCTGCACCGTCTGCGCGGTACCACCCACGCGGTTGACAGTCACATCATTGAAGATCAGGGTGTCATCGTAGGCAAAGTCAATGGCCTGATATGAGATTCCCGTGCCGTCATCTGCAAAATCTGTGGCAGTTCCATCTGCCTTTTGCGCCACCGTATCGCGTGAAAGGAATGTGGCGTTGCCTTCGGGGTCAATATAGAACCCACCGAACTCGCTGTTTTCAATTGTCTGCAAAGCATTGAGCAAGTCACGCTCGGTGCCGGGGTCTGCCTGAACGGTACTGTCACCTGTATCAATCACGCGCATTGAAGTTGGGAACGCTGGCACATCAAGAAGATTCTCCATGCGTGCCCCTGTTGTCTGCCCCGCCGATGTTCCTGCCACCGTTGAGATGGCAACATTGGAGAAAAGACGGAATGCATCCACGCATTGCAAGGTTACGCTTGAAATGTTTTCAAGTCCGAGTTGAAAGTTTGTGTCATAGCTCGTGATATACCCTGAGTAAAGATAGTACCGAACGATTCCTGATCCTGAGTCGTAATCTGCCCAAATGCGAATCTTGCGAAGAGGCACAAGTTTGCCGTAATAGGGAGATGAGGTGTTTGTTGGCACCCAATCGCCGTTGGTATCTTCAAGGATAACTGTTGCTGTTCCTGCCTCAAACTTGTTGAGGATACGATTTCGACCTCTACGAATTGAAGCGCGGAGTGTAATGTCTGAAACATCTACAACATCAGATGTGCTATCTGCCAGGATGCCAACGCCAAGTGGCGTTGATTCATCATCAAGAATAAGTGGATTGCCGAAGGCAGGGCCGTTGGCAAAGTCAACTGAAACTCCAAGTATAGGCAAAGCCATCAGATTGCCACCGATGACTTTGTGATCACTTGGCCATTGTTTTGAGCCTGAAGGAGTGCGTTGCGGATGCTTGAAACTAGGTCTGCCTCTGCAATCACCGATCCTGCATTGTTGACTGTGATCGTGATTCCGCCACCAAATCCGCCACCGCGTGAAAGTGGGATAACCGCTTCAGGCCCGGCTTCGCCGATCAATGCCATCGTTGGCGATGTAACGATTCCGCCGCTTGCAAGAGCAATTAAATCGCCGCCAATTGGGTTGACACGATCTCCTGCTGAACCGCCAACTGCTGCGCTGCCGCCAGCCTTGCCACCTAAACCTGCTCCTGCTGCATCTGCTGCATCTGCTGCTGCTTGTGCTGCTGCATCCGCTGCTGCTGCTGCAATAGCACCGGCTACTGCATCGGCTGCTGCTTGTGCCGCTGCATCGGTTGCTGCTGCTGCCGCTGCACCAACTGCTGTTGCTGCTTCTGTTTCGGCAATAATTGCGGCCTTTTCAGCATCAGTCAAACCTGCCATTGCATCGGCTGCTGCGCGTGCTGCTGCTGCTGCTTCTGTAACTGCTGCTGCATAGGCTGCTGCTGCATCTGCTGCTGCAACCGCTGATGCTGCTTGTTCCGTTGCCGTTGCCGATTTTGAACTTGCAAGATTTGCATTGTCAATCGCTTTTTGCGTTTCTGTAAAAGCGGCAACGGCGGCGGCGTTGGCTGCTGCCGATTGTGTGATCGCTGTATTGAGCTGCGTGATATAAGCGGTGAGGGCTGTGTTGGCTTTGTTCCAACCTGCCTCTGCTGCCTCTGCTGGTGTGATGAGAGTTCCTGAATATGAAACAGGAATACCAATTTGCTCGGTATAGGCAAGAACTTGGTCTTTTGTCAGACCCCATGCATCAGATAACTTTTTGATTTCTTCATCAGAAAGTGTGAAGTCATCTAATTTTCCAACAAAGTCTGCATATTGCAGAACTTCTTTATAGGTCAATCCCCACTTGTCTTGAAGTTTTTTGATCTCTTCATCGCTGAGTTTGCCATCGTTGAGTGCTGCATAAAAATCGAGATACTTCTGTGCTGCTTCTTTGGAAATGCCCCATGCTGCTGCCAAGAGTCCAACTTCAGAGTCATCAATCTTTGCATCTTTGACGATGAAGATTGTTGCAAGGTAATTGGTAACTGCTGCATTCGAAATTCCCCATTTGGCTGCCAATACGCCGATTTCTTCAGGGCTGATCTTATTGTCTGCAAGTGCAACGAGAATATCTGCATACTTTTGAGCATTCTGATTGACCTTCATCTGCGCCTCGGCAGACTTGATCAAGATTTCTATTTTGCGAAGTTCTTCAAGATTATTTTGCTTGAGAAGATTCAGGCGTGCTGCTTCGAGCTGAACAGGGTCGGTGTCTGAAACAGACTTGATGCCAAAGACATCCAATCCCGCTTTCTTGATGGCCGCACGCATCTCTGCCGCCTTCTTTTCAGCGGCGGTGAGTTCTTTGGTGCCCTTTGTGTTGTTGTTGATGATCTTGGTGTTTTTGATGTTGGCTGCTGCAACCTGCTCTGCAACTTTGCCCAATTCTTTCAAATGTGAATTATATGCTTGAGTAGATGTTGCACCCTTGTCGGTTGCTGCCGTCAACTTGTTGATGCCGATATATGCCGCACCTGCTGCTGCTACGAATACGCCAATCGCTGCTGCTGCTGCAATTGCCGAAGCACCGCCTGTGGCAAATGCTGTCGCGGTGCCGGCGGCGGTTGCTGCTGCTGCTTGCTTGACAAAGGCTGCTCGTAAAAGACCAACGGCAGTCACAATGGCATAAATACCTGAAGCCAACTTTGCGCCGACAAAGATTGCTGCAAATGCTTTGACAACACCTAAGTTGTCGGCAATGACTTTGAAGAAGCCAACCAACGCCTTGCCAACTGTGACAAGAGTTGTGCCAACATCCTTCAAACCTGCTGCAAGTTCATCTTTGTTTGAATCAACCCATTGTTGGATTGCAGGTAATACATTTTGAACAACATATTGTGCAAATTCTTCTAAGACAGGGATGAGTGCATAGCCAATTTGATCAATGATTTGATTAAATGCCAACTGCAACTTCATCATTCTAAATTCAAATGTTTCAGCGCGTTTTTCTGCCTGACCTGCAAATGTCTCACCAAGAGATGTCAAAATTGCATTTAGGTCTTTTGCCTTAACTGCACTTGCATCAAGTGGAACACCGAGTTTTGTAAGTGCGCCGACATTTCCGCCAAGTGCCTTTGCAAGTGCCAAAGAAACAGAGGTCAAATCTTTTGATGTGCCGGCTGAAATATCTAGTGCAAGGCTTTGTAATGCTTGTGCTTGTGTCACATCTCGTGTTGCCTGAGTTAAGATTTGGAGAGATGGAATCAATTCATTGTTGTCAACACCAACAAGAAGTTCAAGTTTGTCCAAGTATGCAGTCGTTGCAGCAATAGCCTCATCGGTTGCTCCTGTTGTGTTGCGAAGAGCTGTTGCCAATGCCGCTTGTTGCTTTTGATCTTCCATTGCGCCTTTTACGGCATCCACACCAATTTTTGTTGCAAATGCGCCAACGGCTAATGTGGCAACGCCAAAAGCTTTTCCAATTTTCTTTCCTGAATCAATAAAGTTCTTTTCAAGTTTTTTGAGGTCTTTGACAGCTTGCTTGGAACCTTTGTCATTATAGACGGTGACTATGCGCTCGACAATTGACACGACTCACACCTCTCTTTGACTGATTGCGGCATCAACTCGTGCCTGTGCTTTTGCAGAGGCTTTATCAACTGCCTCGCGAATTGCTTGCAATGCTTTGTATCTGTTGTTATCAACAGCACGAATGACTGCGCGACCTTTATCTTTTCCTTCACCACGAGCAGTTGGCAATGCGCCGTGCTCTCTTTGAATCACGCCAATGAAATGCTGTGAAGCCTGTGGATTGCGTGATCGGCTTGTCCTACTGCGTGAACGAGATGCCGCACTTCCTCGACCTGCCGTTTCAAAGATTGCTCCACCTGGGTCACGCTGAATGACTCCGTAAGTGTTGCGGAAACCGCTGCCGTCTTTCTTAGAAGTTGCAGCAGTTTGTTTGATTCCTGCCTTAGCTCGCTCGGCATCGTAGGCAATGAAGCCACGAGTTTGTTCTTGACTTAATGGGCCGATGCCATTGAAGCGTTTGAATCCGCCTTTTTGCCACCCTGAAGGATGGATTTGGTCATTGCTTGGAAGATACCCTTTTGCCTCAAGAACAATCGGTGCAAGAATGCCACGAATTTCTTTGTTCAATTCTCTTTTGAGGTCAGGCGCGAAGCGTTCAAGGGCGATGATGTTTTCGGTTAACCCTTGCATCTCAATTCGATAATTGATTTCCGCCACTACTTGCTCCGCGCCTTCGCTCGTTCTTTCATGTATATAACTATTGACTCAAGAATTCCTTCAGGTGCATCAAGTAATGCAACCGGAGAAATACCTGTCTCCACCGAAATTGCTGCTATGGAATAGGTCAGGCTGTCTCGGTGGATTCGGAATTTGGGTTTGCCACCAACGAAACTTCTTTGAGTGTGTCAAGGAAGTCTCCGCCGAATGGCTTGATGATATTTCCGTTGTGCTTTAAGGCTAACCAAGCAAGGAAGTAGATATGTTCCAACTTCTGCTCTTCGCCAATTAGCTTTGCAAGTCCCTTGTTGTATTTTTGCTCAAAGTCAACAATGATGCGTGGTCGAAGTGAATACACTCTTTCCACATCATCATTGGTGACGATTTTGATACTTAATCCATCCATTTGTTTCCCCCTAGTTCAATCAAGTTGTTGTTTTTGTAATTGCGCCGCTGATAGGCCAGGACACACTTGCCGTACTTAACTCGCCCACAGCACCGTTGACCGGAGTCCACTCCGAGATAACGGCCGAAAATCCGTACTGGGGATTGATTGTAGTCGTTGTAGCATTCACAGGCTTGACTGAAATTGTGACCGCTGTTCCAAGTGTTGGATAAATTGTCTGCTCAATGCTTGATGTTGCATAATCCTGATGAAATTCAAGAGTCACAGAGTTATCTGCAAGACCTGCCACACGAGTTTTTGCTGTTTGCCCGAACGCCGTGGTCTCAACGATGTCATAACTTGAACTGAGTGAAATTGAACTCACATGGTCTGAGATGTCAGTTGATCCAAAAAGGACATATGCGTTTGTAAGAACGATTCTTGCCATTATGCAACCGCCTTAGTGATTGCTCCGCTTACAGGCCAGGACACAGATGCGCTGGCCAACTCGCCCACAGCACCATTTACCGGAGTCCACTCTGAGATCACCGCGTTGCAGGAATATGAAGGGTTGAATGCGCTTGTTGTTCCGCCATTTGGCTTCACAATTACTGCTGCAACTGTTCCAAGTAATGGATAAATTGTCTGCTCAACTTCGCCTGTTGCGTAATCCTGATGAAATTCAAGAGTGATTGAATTGTCTGCAAGACCTGCCACGCGAGTCTTTGTTGCTGATGATGAAAATGCTGTTGTTTCTACGACATCAAATGTTGATGAGAGCGAGACTGAGCTGACTAGGTCGCTCAAATCTACTCCACCAACAGAGATGAAGGCGTTTGTAAGAACGATGCGTGCCATTAGTTGGTCACTCCTTCTGTTGCTGGTTTGATGGATGGTGATACTGCATTGCTTGCCTTGATGTGGTTTGCAGCGATGAGTGCGGGTGCGCTCACTCCTGCATCAACAAGTTCTTTGTCGGTGATTGACTCACCCTTCTTCTTGCCACAGACCTCTCGATCTGAGATGACGGTGTATGCCATTGGTTCTCCTTATCCCCAAATCGTGATTCTGTAACGATAGGAAAGAAATGTGACTCCTTGTGAATCATAAGTACCTGCTTCGGCACCTGTAACTCGCAAAGTGTTGACGGTTCCCCCAAGAGTGCGATCACCTTCAATTGCTGCCTTTATGGAAGTTGAACCTGAACCTGCAAGGTATGCATCAAGTTTGTCCTGTCCAGCACGCTCTGAAAAGCGTTGCACAATCACAAGGACATCAACCTGCGCTTGGTCAAGACCGCGAGCATTGTCAATGTCGAATGTGAAATCTAATTGTCCAACTACCGCGCACGGTGGAACAACCGTGTCGGGAATTAAATCATACGCTCGCAAGCCTGTAATTGTTTGCAGTCTTGTTTTCAAACCATCTCGAACTTGACTTGGGTTCATTACTTAGCCAACCCATTGTTCTTGCGGAAAGGTCGAAGCAATGCCTCAACATC